GGCTTGTCGTTACTAAGTCTATACCTATGGTACTACGTATAAATCGGGAGAGCTGAGTAAACGACCCCCACCTTTGTTCTACTAGCCGCCGAACAGGCGTCGGAGTATGGTATGACTCCGCGTATCACGACGCCGCGCTTCTCCTCGCCCCAAGCATCCCGAACGATATGACGTCTGTCATATGGCTCCCCAAGGAAGTCCATTAACAGTCCTAACTCCCCGTGACTCAACCTGTTCTTGAGCAATTGGAGTATAGGGTAAGGACTCAGGACCCCCTCCACGACCTCCTCCCGCAGAGCTGCCTGTACAGACACTGCCCCTAGGACTTTCCTCGGTGTAAGACGACGACTAACGAGATTGTTTTCACAGCGCTTGCCACCTGTTAACGACTTCCGATAGGAAGCATCTAACATGGCCGACTTAACGCCTGCTTCTGCAATAACTTGAGCCTCCCTCTCGACCGGTGCTGCCCTCTTACTCAGATAATCACAAGTGGCGTTAGCCGGCAACAGTGTGAGATCTTCGTTATCAACGTTCTCCTCTCTTACAGTGCGGACCCTCAGTGTCTGGTACGCACCCGACGACCGGTACATAGGTCCGTCGTTCACCGCCAACTCCCCCGACAGCGCCTGGCTCACTATCTTCCGGCCCAGACCTGTCATCCTCGCCACAGAGGGGACCAAGAGCTCCGAGGCCCACTCGACCTGGGAACGATTTATCAGGGTACGCGCCCCCTGAATCATACTCGAGAACGCCTCAATCCCGTCCAGCTTCAGGTCACTGACCCAATTACCGGATATGATCGAAGACACACAGCGAGCAAGGTACCCGGTGGCGTAGCGCGGTCTGATGGCTACTCGCAAGAATTCAGCCGTGACCGTACCGACGCTCTGCTTTGCTGGGTTTAAACGGCACCCAGAGAGCTTCATCGCGCTGACGATCCCCGTACAACTGGCGTAACTTGGTGCTCTGACGTAAACGTCGTCACCTACGTGCATGGAGGCCAACTCGTCGTACTTTGTAAATCCTAGAGCTGCCCGAATATATGCAGCGTTGAGGATACTGTTGATGTATGTCGTACATCTGTGTCCCGACATAAGAGTACCAGCCGCCTTCCCGACGTAAAC